CGGGAACAGGGTGCGCAACAACCTACAAGGAGGATATCGACGGGCAGGAGTACATCGTAGTTTCGGGACATTGTGCAACAGGTGTTTATGTTACGGGAACAGGGTGCGCTACAACCTACAAGGAGGATATCGACGGGCAGGAATACATCGTAGTTTCGGGGGATTGCACCACCGATGTTTATGTTACGGGGACAGGGTGCTCTACAACCTACAAGGAGGATATCGACGGACAGGAGTACATCGTAGTTTCGGGACATTGTGCAACAGGTGTTTATGTTACGGGAACAGGGTGCGCTACAACCTACAAGGAGGATATCGGCGGCCAGGAGTACATCGTGGTTTCGGGCGATTGCACCACCGATGTTTATGTTACGGGAACAGGGTGCGCTACAACCTACAAGGAGGATATCGACGGGCAGAAATATATCGTGGTTTCGGGCGATTGCACCACCGATGTTTATGTTACGGGAACAGGGTGCGCTACAACCTACAAGGAGGATATCGACGGGCAGGAATATATCGTGGTTTCGGGCGATTGCACCACAGGTAACCTTAGCGATATCCAAAACATCACGGGAACGGGCTGCGTAACTTCCCTTCGTTTAGGAGACACTATCTATTTAAACTCCAGCCACAGTGTTAGCAGCAACGGCAGCAATCTTTTATCAGGGATTGAATCCACTGAATGTGGGAGCAATTTGGTTTTAAAAAGCCTAGAAGGCAAGCCAGGCTCCTGCATTGGCGTTCAAGATGGTCCTGGAAATATCTTGTATTTGACTGGGGGTTGCGGAGGCTCCAGTTCTTATCAGCAAATCACTGGAGAAGCTTGTGTTAGCACCTATGAAGAAGGAGGGGTGCTTTATGTTTCGGGACACTGTTCTACAGGGAACCTTAGCGATGTCGAAAATATCACAGGAACAGGGTGCGCCAGTACCTATAAAATAGGAGATACGCTTTATATCTCGGGACAGTGTTCCACAGGAAACCTTAGTGATGTCCAAAATATCACAGGAACGGGCTGCGTAACCTCCCTTCGTTTAGGAGACACTATCTACTTAAACTCCAGCCACAGCGTTAGCAGCAACGGCAGCAACCTTTTATCAGGGATTGAGTCTACTGAATGCGGGAGCAATTTGGTTTTAAAAACCCTAGAAGGCAAGCCAGGCTCCTGCATTGGCGTTCAAGATGGCCCTGGAAATATTTTGTATTTGACTGGGGGTTGCGGAGGCTCCAGTTCTTATCAGCAAATCACTGGAGAAGCTTGTGTTAGCACCTACGAAGAAGGAGGGGTGCTTTATGTTTCAGGACACTGTTCTACAGGAAACCTTAGCGATGTCGAAAACATTACAGGAACAGGATGTATTAGTACCCACAAGATCGGAGATACGCTTTATGTTTCTGGAGAGAAGGGCATTACGGGCGCTACGTCTGCAAATTTAGACAATCTTGCAAACGTTTATTCTGGCATTGTATTTGGTGACTGTGGGGACGAATTAGTATTTAGGCAATTAAGCGGACTAAATTGTATAAATGTTACTGATTTCGATGACCATATAGAGGTATATGCTGATATTAGCTGGACAGCCAATCACGGCGAGTCTAATTTATGGATTGGTGAACATGGCATAACAACTCCTGGAGGTGATATCGCACGAACAAATAACCCAGAAAACGCTTGTGATTTTGTTTGGAATCTTAAAAGCATTACTGGGGTCGGTTGCATATCTTCGTATATAGAGGATAATACAATAGCTATTTCTGGCCAAGATTGTTTTCCTGCAGGAGGTAACTCTTGTGACGTTTTGGTCGGCCCTTCTGATGACGCTTCATGGAAGAGTGCGGAAGATTTGATTTTAGACTGCATGGGGCTTTCCTGGAAACAAGTGACAATGTGTGAAGACGATGGTTCTACTGCTTGTTATGAAATATTAGCCCGTCAAGTTTCATGTACGACAACCAGCACTCCCACAAGCACAACCAGCACTCCCACAAGCACAACAAGCACTCCTACAAGTACAACAAGCGCCCCTACAAGTACAACAAGCGCCCCCACAAGCACAACAAGCGCCCCTACAAGCACAACAAGCGCTCCCACAAGCACAACAAGCGCTCCTACAAGCACAACAAGCGCTCCTACAAGCACAACAACAACGCTTCCATAATAACAGGCAATGGCTTTTATTCTTCAAATAGTCAATGCCGATGGAGAGTGTTGTCAGGCTTGCGATGGCCGAGTTAGCCCTTGCGACCCATGCGTTACTACAACTTTCGCTCCAGCAAGCACTACTCCTCAAGGCACTACTACTTTTTCCCCAACGAGCACCACCGCTCAAGCAACGAGTACTACCGCTCAAGCAACGAGTACTACCGCTCAAGCAACGAGTACCACCGCTCAAGCAACGAGCACCACCGCTCAAGCAACGAGCACCACCGCTCAAGCAACGAGCACTACCGCTCAAGCAACGAGCACTACCTCCACACCAACAACTACCACTCAGCTTTATCTGTGGCAGGGAGAGTATGAAGCCTGCACGACTACCGCTCAAGCAACGAGTACTACCGCTCAAGCAACGAGTACTACCGCTCAAGCAACGAGCACCACCGCTCAAGCAACGAGCACTACTGCCCAAGCAACGAGTACTACCGCCCAAGCAACGAGTACTACCGCCCAAGCAACGAGTACTACCTCGACACCAACAACTACCACTCAGCTTTATCTGTGGAAGGGAGAGTATGAAGTTTGCACCACTCCGTCGGCACAGGCATTTATTTCAACAACAACTACTTCATCACCATACCCCCCACCAGACCCCAGCCTTGGAGGAGATATCGGGGAAGCTGGTAAAGCTCTTGATGACTGGGAATATCCTACCGCCACGACTCCGTCTCCTTAGTGTACCCATTTTTATGGGTAATCCTTTTATTTTAAAAAAATTAGCGCACGGCGTATTAAAAAAAAAGCCAAACATCCCAGTTGCAGAACTGAGACAAGGTTTTATATCCCCCTTGGTTTTTGGCGAGAAATACCTTATTAAGGCGGATGGCGCTGCAATCATTACGCTAGAAGGAGGAGAAGGAATCCTTTGGTCAAACGGTGTTGGGAGTAGAGCTATACAAATGCATGATCAAGAATTTATTTTTAGTTTTAAAGTACCGCCTACGGGCATAAAAATATCCTTAAATTCTAATAACCAAGAACTTCATTCCATCTCCTTAAGAGAGGTTCTTAAAATGCCTGATGAAGAAATCATAGTGCTCGAAGACGAGCTTATAAGAAACCATGATTTTTCATCTTCTTCAGATGAATACCTTTTTTTTGAAGACAGCGGAATAAAGAAAAATAAAAAAAAGATTAGATGGGTTGAGGGATATAATAACTATATAGTTAGGGAAGCTATAGAATAATAAGTGTATTTAATATAATGCCACTTCCAATAAAAAAAGACTCAGAAGAAAAAGATGTGTTTATGGATAGATGCATTAGCGACAAGGTCATGAAAAACGAATTTAAAGATATAAAACAGAGAATAGCTGTTTGTTTAACTCAATATAAAAAGAAAGCCAATTAAATGTCTACAATACCTAGTAAAATCAATACCTCCTCAAGCGTAGTTACCGCAACTTCGGGAAGAAAAATATTCATCACTTCAATATTAAAATCCGCAGCACTTACGATAGACGGAGTAAGCCTCGGGACAGTCGGGCCGCTAAACTTGTCTTTTCCGATATCTTGCTCTAGTTTTAACCCTGATTCCGCAGGCCAGATAGCTTATTACGAAAACTAATACCACTAAACTTCATGTTTTTTTATTTGCTAGTATTAATTTGCGCACTTAGCATTTCTGGCACTGGCGCATACTTCAGCATACTTGGGCTTGCGACTATGTTCCCTGGGGCGGCCACTTCAGTTGTCGCAATGGGGGTCGTGTTAGAAGTCGGGAAAATTGTAGCAGCAATCTGGCTACATTTAAACTGGAAGGTCGCAAACAAGCTTGTCAAATACTACTTAACCGCTGCGGTTATTGTTTTAATGTTTATAACGAGCATGGGTATATTTGGTTTTTTGTCCAAAGCCCATATAGAGCATGATTTTCTTACTAGCAAAGAGTCGGCTTCTGTATCAATGATTGAAGAAAAAATACTTAGAGAAGAGCAGTTTATTAAGCGCCAAGAAAGTTACATACAAGACGAGGAAAAGCGCTTAGTTTCGTCCAAAGATATAAACCTAGTAGATATTGAAAGGGAAGAAAAAAGAATTGAACAACTCAATACCCAGCTAAGCAGTAATATAGCGTTTGAGCAAGAAAGGCTTAACCAATTATCTAATCGCCGAAAAGAGTTGGATGATGCTGTTGCAGCTATAGAGGCTCAATCTGGAGGCCTTTTCTCCGCCAAGAAAGACAAGCTTAAAAAGCTACACGAAGTTCAGTTGCCAGAAAGAGAGGGTTTGAACAAAAGCATTACTGATATCGAAGCCCAAATCAAACTTCACCGCCAAAAATCTGACGACCAAATTAAAGAATCTCTTACCAAAATTGCGTCCTTTCAACAAAACAGGGGCGATGGTCACGAAGATGCAAAAGATGAAATAGAAAAATACAATACTGAAATAAACTCCGCAGTAGAACGTATTAGCTCGTTGGAGGTAGAAAAATTATCTTACGACGAAAAGGTTAGAATGTTAGAGGCGGAAGTTGGCCCAGTTAAGTACATAGCAAAGCTTTTTGAGGACCTTGGTTCAAGCGCTGTTCCTCTGGATAAGGCCGTAAGAATGGTGATTATTGTTTTAATTTTTGTATTTGACCCTCTAGCAGTACTCCTTGTTTTAGCTGGAGTTTCTAGCATACATTCGTTATCCAATAAAAAAGAAGTCCTCACCGCCCCCGTTAAATCTACTCCTGTTGCTGCCGATCAAAAAACAGAGAAAAGACTTAATAATATAGAGAAAAAAATGAAAGCTGTTGCGGCGATGGCAGTCTCTAGACAAGGTAAAAAAAAAAGTTAAATAATAATATTATAGCTTTTCATTTATCCCGTAAAGCTTTTCTCCTCGCAAAGCAATCTAAAAAACTATCCAATCAAAACAGGCGGATAACAAATATTCTTCGCAGACATGTTAAGAAAAACACAAATACAGGAAGGTCTAATTTTAAGAAAATTGTTTCCAGTATTAAAAATAAAATAGAAAAGTTTTGACATTATCTCGCTGTAGTGATATATAGTATATAGTTATTTGATATGGGGGCGCACTGGATTCGACTGATATTGGATTTTTGCGTCGCAAGCAGGAGTGGGCTGGCTCCTTAAAAAGCCCAAGGCTTATATAAGTGCCAAATCTAAACTTGTAAATGGTCTGCTTGACCGCTTCAACCCTTCTAAGAGGGTTGCAACCCGTAAGGTTGTTGCTCGCAAGAGCGTTGCTCGTCAGCTGACTGCCGTAGCATAAGCTACCCCTTGCACCTAGGACGCAGATAATAGAATGCGAGGCCGACATCTGCAAAAGCAGAAATAGTTTACTTGTACCACAAACTGTAGCTCACTGAGTATTCGGAGACAAATAAATGAAACAAGAAGTTGGATGTTGATATCTAAACTATAAAAAATATCAACTAAGCTTGTAGAAGCGTAAATTTGAAGATGATCAACACGCGGGTTCGACTCCCGCCGCCTCCACCATTAAAAAAAAAAAAAAAAGAAGCCCGCTATTTATAGTGGACGAGACATAAGGGCAAAATAGTTTTATTTAGTGTAAATATAACATGCCTTTAGGAAATTGCGGATGTAAACCGTGCACACAATGCTCTTGCTCGCCAGGAAGCACTTTAATCTGGGGGGATGGCGTATCTTACGCGGAGGATGATTGTGTATTATCTTCGGACGGCACAAATATATCTACATATTATTGTACACAACCCCACACTTCCTCCGTAGGGAACAGTCCACAGTCTGAGGACGCAGTTCTTTATTGGACTCATTGCAGAATATGTGGCCAAAACTGGACGTTTCTTTATGACTTAGAAACAAGCACAACCCCTTCGCCTTAATTATGATAGTCAATGGATACGATATCGATATTCCTGCAGCAATTACTGGGGCTGGAGGGATCCCCCCGATAACAGCTAATGTTTCTGGTCAATGCGTCTCTTTGAGCTTGGCGGGTGCGGGGACCGAGGCTTCCCCTACTAATATTAGCTGGAATGATTCTGCTGGAAATCTGTTTTACGGAGTAGATTTATGGACTGGGCCCCAGGTCGACGGACAAGACGCAAAAATCAACTCTCGAGTAGTCGATGGCGACATCGTTCAGCATGTATGGGACCCAAACATCAGTTATACTAGCGCTGTAGTAACTGAACTCAATAATTCTGCAGAACAGCTTTCTAAGTTCGGGTATCCAGACTTCAGTAATATGGCCTCATCAGATCTCGCCTGCGAAGGAGGGGTCTATTTACAGGTTAAGTATAGCAGTTTAGGAACTTGCTACTCAAATGGACGTTTAGATGAAGCTGTGTTATGGTTAAAATGTCACATTCCTTATTCTAATTTATCCGAGTCAGATGAACCAGCATCTTGGTCAACTTGGCATGATTGGATTATTGATAGGGCTGCTGTAATTAAGTTGGCCCCGACCATGGCGAGTTGTCACTGGTGGAAGACTGGAGATTATGCTATCAGAGCGGCTCATAGGAATGAGGGTTATGGTTCAGAATGCTATAAAGCTCAGTGGCTTGAATATGATGAGGAACCAGAAGTTCTCAAGGCAGATGCAAGACATAATTCTAGCGGCACCATATGTTGTGATACAGGGATTGGGCTTCCTCTTGATTTGCGAATAGGTTATGTTCCTAATCCCGCTTCAGAAGAAAACATAGGATGTATTTCTATGAGTACGGGAGATTGGTTGATGCACGACTCTTTGTATGGGGGTGGCGAGTCTGCAGAATATCTACAAGAAATCGCCGAGACTAGCTACAAATGCTGCTTAAGGTTTGAGAGTGCCCAACAAATCAGTCAACATGATTATACATACAGTCGTTATAGATTAGAAGATCTTATATCCACGGTTCATGTTGAGCGTTTTGCGGGGGATGTAGATTATACTATATCCAAAAAGGAGAGGTTATCAGAAATGAATTATGGCATATCTGGACAAAGCGAACCATGCGGCCCACTTCATTGGTTTGGGTACAAACCTCATATTATTTATGATGCCGCCGATGGCGCTTGTGCCGAATGTATTGATTCGTTACCTCCCTGTGTATATGCTGCCGAAGATTGCTCCCCCTCTACTACTCCATCTCCACCTACTACCACATCAGGGCCCGTCACTACTACCGCATCCCCGCCAACGACCCCAGCCCCAGCAACCACCACATCAGGACCCGTCACTACTACCGCATCCCCGCCAGTAACCACCACATCAGGGCCCGTCACCACAACTAGCTCAGCAACCTCTACAACCAGTAGTACTCCTTGCCCAGAAGAGTCATGCTATCCATGTTTAGAATTAGTTTTTGATAGCCCTTCTATATATGAGACCGAGTATACTGGAGTTTATAGTTCCGAGTCTGGAGAAGCTGTTATGTATAACTATTGGAGAAGCCCAACTAAAGACGAGATATGGGCTAAGGTTGACGATACTGGCAAATTCTTTGCTTCTAATTTTTACGTACCCGACGGGGATAGTAATCCATGTGGTTATGAATTCTGGAGGCTTTTTGATTTAAGCCAGCACCCAACTGCTCCGCGCGCTAGCAAATATGTTGCTCAGTGTTCTGAAACCCAAAGGGGCTATTGTCCTGACGATGTTATTTGGTCTTTAAGCGGGTCTTCTTTTGACTTGGATTTTGTAAGTTGTTCTACCCCTACAACAACCAGTTCCACCCCTACAACAACTAGTTCTACCCCTACAACAACCAGTTCCACCCCTACAACAACTAGTTCTACCCCTACAACAACTAGTTCTACCCCTACGACAACTAGTGCTGCCCCTACGACAACTAGTGCTGCCCCTACGACAACTAGTGCTGCCCCTACGACAACTAGTGCTGCCCCTACGACAACTAGTGCTGCCCCTTAAGCTAAAAAACGTGTAACATAATGCGTGAGTAAGTTCTTCAAAGGTATTGGGCCAAACCCTTGTGTTATAACTGTGGGTGGCATATGCTATACGCAGATTCAGCCCTCCACTCAGTTCGCAAGCATGAGTGAATACAATCTTTCTACCGCTGACCCTAATTGGTCTAGCGGAGAATCTTGTGATTGCATCTGTGATTTACCTACCACAACTACATCTTCAGCGTTTAGCACTGATCCTCCCGAGAGCACCGATCCTCCCGAGAGCACTGCCATGCCTACTAGCACTACAGCTGCCCCCACCACCAGCACTACAATGGACCCATTTGCTGGGGACCCCAGCGCCACTACTACTACATCTGCTCCAGGAGGCACCACCACTACATCTGCTCCAGGAGGCACCACCACTACATCTGCTCCAGGAGGCACTACCACCACTACTGTTGACCCCTGTGATTGCAGCGGAGAGAAGGCGTATACATCCCATGCAAGCGAGGGATGTGTAAATGCGGCCACGCCTTGGGCTGATGCCAATCCTAAATTTTATATAGACAAGATGTATAGTTATGAGGACAGCTTTGGGGTCTGGAGGGTTTTTCGCCGTACTGGCTGCGGCACTTTCTTAGGGGAAGATACTGGAGGTCGTTATTGCATTCAAGCCGACCTCCCCCCAACCTCAAATGGGCTAAACACAAACGCTTACTGGGAGCACTGCGGTACATTTGTCCCCACAACCGCTCCCCCCACAACTACCGCAGCCCCCACTACCACTCCAAATCCATGCTCCGAATTAAACACTTTACCCTTGTGGTCGGCTGGGACTTATGCCAAATTTGATAAAGTCAAGCATTGTATCGACGGGACCTATCATGCTTGCACGGCTGACTGGGAATTTGAGATAGGTGACGCCCTCAAATTTACTACAGATGAAGAGCCCTCTGCGTCGTCTTCGGATTGGGAGATAGTTAATTGCGAGACTGCTTGCACAACCGCTCCCCCGACAACTACCGCAGGCCCCACTACCACTCCAGGCCCGTGTGCTGAATGTGAAAATCAGGGAGCGCCATGGTCGAAATGCGCGCAGTGTAGTTCGATTGGCGGTGGCGCCATTGGTCCTTATTATTGGTCTAACGACATGTGGTATCAGCCTGGAGATTGTATAGTTTATGGCAGTTATCTATATGTGTGTTTAATTGATCACTTAACAACATTCTCAGTCGGCAGCGTACCGCCTGGAATACCTACGCCATACCCATCCGATACAGATATTCCATTTACTACCGCTCCTTATAATGGGCAGGTATTTTGGTCTCTATGTAGCCCATTTGCTGGACAAGGAGTAGAAATAACAACTACTACAGCACCTTAATTATTTAATTGAGTACTTTTTTAACTGAGAAAAAATATCATTTAAATTAACATACCCAATACGATCAATCGTGATTGACCCTTTCTTATCCCTAATGGATATATTAGACGGGTAATAAGGTTCTACGATTTCTTCTATAAAATCCCACGCCCCATGTTGCTTAAGCCATTTCCAATATATATCTTGTAGGTCTATTGGGCATTCTAGCACGTTTTCGTTTTTTAACATACAATTTGAAAACAATGTCACATCTCTAAAGCACGAGGTGCTGCTTGGCGGCTCAGACAATATAGCACTAATAGATACGATCACATTTCAATATACACTTGTGCAACTTTTTTTATTTAAAAAAGAGTTCTGATCAATAATATACTATATGCCCGAAAGAAAAAAGATCCAAGAAGAGATTGATCAAATTGTCGCAGAGACTAAGAAGCTAGAAGCAGAAACTAGAAAAATCACGGCAGACGCCCTGGCTGCAGAATACTACGCTGGCTTAAGAAAATTAGATCTTGAGAAAAAAGAACAGGACCAAAGAAGGAGGGCTGCGTCAGATAATGAGCACATGCTTTATAGATTTAATACCGTAGTAGACAAGAGCCATGTTTATGAATGCATGTACAAACTAACACAATGGTCACGAAGACATCCTAATTGTAATATTGAAATAGTTTTTTCTTCAGGAGGTGGAAGCATTGTTGATGGCTTTATTCTTTTTGATTTTATCCAAGAGCTGCGGGCGCGCGGGCACAAAGTCACCACGGGTTCTTTAGGGATGGCTGCGTCAATGGCTGGCGTACTTCTTCAGGCGGGAGACGATCGATGGATGGGGCATCAGGCCTGGATGATGATTCATCGCGCGGCTTTTGGAGCTATTGGAAAAACATTTGAAATTGAAGATGAAGTGGCATGGATCAAAAGAATCGAAGATAGAATCCTTGACATCTTTGAGAAAAGGTCAGACCTTACTAGAACAAAAATCAAGAGAAATTGGGACAGGAAGGACTGGTGGATTTCTTCGGACGAAGCCTTAAGCTTAGGTCTTATTGATGAAATTAAAGGGGAGCTATGAGTTTATCAAGACAGGCGTATTGTACTGCTTGGAATAAATACCTAGAGCTTATGGAGTTCTTTGGCGCTTCCAAAAAAGACTATACAATTATAAACCCCCACCTCCTTGATGGTATCAAATCTAAAGGCCCCAAGAGAGATATAAAAACTAATGACGCCAATACATTAGACCAAATTTTAGACTTAATAGACGCCCTCAATTCCCCCGCTCTTTTTATTATAGATCTAAAAAAGGGTGTAGAGGTAGGTTCTATTTTTTCCTCCCTTCAAAACAAGTTAATGAGACTTCATTGTTTTGTTTTTCTTTCAGAAGATGGGTTTGAGGCAGAAGGCGTTCTAAAAGTTCAGTCCGCGTTGAAAAAAGTTACGTTTTATGGGTCTTTAATTTCTTTTGACGAGAACACTATCATAACCTATCCGCAGCAAGAAGTTTCTTGACTTAGGCCTGGGTTTTTTGTATCCTATTGAAATGAGTAAAGAAAAAACAGGAAATTTAATTAGTCAGGATATTGCTGGAGTCAACCGAATACTCCCTCATAAACATAAATTCGCATGGGACCTGTTTCTGAAAGGGTGCGCGAATAATTGGATGCCTACAGAAATTTCAATGCAGGAAGATATCAACCAGTGGAAAAACGGAACAATTTCTGATGATGAAAAGCTTTTAGTTAAAAGATGTTTAGGTTTTTTTGCTGGAAGCGAATCATTGGTTGGAAATAATTTATTGCTTTCTGCTTTTAAATACGTAACAGATCCAGAATGTCGCCAATATATTTTGCGCCAAGCTTTTGAAGAGAGCTTGCACAACCTTACTGTAGTTTATATTTGCGATAGCCTCAGTCTAGATATAGATGAAGTTTTCCGTGCGTATGAAACCATCCCATCAATCAAAGCAAAAGATGATTTCTTGATGGAAATCACTACTGACCTTACTCGTAATGATTTTTCTACAGATAACGAGGGCGGGAAGAAAGAGTTCTTAAAGAATCTTTTTACTTATTATGTAGTGTGCGAAGGTACGTTTTTCTTCTCTGGCTTTGCAATGCTACTTGCATTAGGTAGACAAAATAAGCTTCAAGGAATTTCAGACCAAATTAAATATACTCTTAGGGATGAGAGTATTCATATTAAGTTTGGGATTTATTTAATTAACACCATTACCGAACAAAATCCTGAGATTTGGACGGAAGAAATACAGCAAGAATTTGTCGAGCACATGAAAAAGACTGTTGAGCTGGAAATTTCATATGCAAAAGATGTTCTTCCTACAGGTATTCTAGGTTTGAATGCAGATATGTTTGTAGATTACATGCATTATATTGGAAACAGAAGGCTAGAATCTATCGGCTTGGACTATAGATTTCCATCTGATACAAATCCATTTCCATGGCTAAGTGAAGTTGTTGACACCCAAGCAATGACTAATTTTTTTGAGCGCAGGGTTAGAGAGTACCAACAAAGCGGTTCATTGGAAGACGATTTTTAAAATAATGAAAAAAATTATAGTAACAGGGATAACAGGTCAAGACGGCAGCCACATGGTTGACTATCTCCTTGAAAACACAAGCCACGAAATCTACGGAACAATTCGTCGTCTCAGCGTAAAGAACCACGAAAACATATTGCACCTCAAGAACAATCCCAGGGTTCATATTATCGACATGGATTTAAATGACGCCCATAGTATTAGAGATGTAATTATTAGCGTTCAACCCGATTATTTTATTAATTTTGCGGCGCAAAGCTTCGTTGCGGGGAGTTGGAAATACCCGACACAGACGTTCGATACCGACGCTAACGCAGTTTTGCATATATTAGAATCAATTAGGAGGTTTGCTCCCAAGTGTAGGTTTTATAATGCTGGAAGCAGTGAAGAGTTTGGGGATGTCGCTTATTCTCCTCAAGACGAGAAGCATCCTTTAAGGCCTCAGTCTCCTTATGCGGCTGCGAAGTGTGGGGCAAGACATTTAGTTAGGGTTTATAGAGAAAGTTATGGCCTTTTCGCTATTCAAGGTTGGCTATTTAACCACGAAGGGACAAGGAGAGGCTTAGATTTCGTAACCAGAAAAATCTCTCATGGCGTTGCTCAAATAAAATTATGTATTGAGAATTCCTTTCGCAGGCCTTCTGCCGCGCGCCACCCTTTTCCCGTTTTAGAATTGGGCAATTTAGATGCCTTAAGGGATTGGAGTGATGCAGAAGATTTTATGTCGGGAGTATGGGCGATGCTTAATGCAGTCAAGCCCAAGAATTATGTTCTTGCGAGTGGCGAAATGCATTCGGTTAGAGAGTTTGTAGAGAGATGCCTTTTTGTTGCACAAATAGAATTCATAAGGGAGGGTTCAGGCCAGGACGAGAAGTATTATGCTCTAAGCATTAACGGCGAGGAAGTTCCGCGACCTTTAATAGTCGGAATAAATCCAGAGTTTTATAGACCAGCAGAAGTTCATAAACTTTTGGGAGATCCATCTCTGGCAGAAAAAGAACTGGGCTGGAGAAGGTCTTCCAACTTCAACCAATTGGTCAAAAAGATGTATGACAATGATTACATGTTACTGAATAAACAAATAGTACCTTAACCTATTTGCTGTGTATAAAAATACATGGCAAAGAAAAAATTTTTAGTTACTGGCGGTGCAGGCTTCATTGGAAGCCATGCGGTTGATACATTATTAGATATGGGCCACGATGTAGTTGTGGTTGATAATGAGTGCGCGGCGGAGAATGACAATTTCTTTTGGAGGGATGAGGCCGAGAATCACAAAGTCAATATTATCGACTACGACCGCCTTGAGCCTCTCATGGAAGGGGTTGATTATGTTTTGCATTTTGCGGCGGAGTCTCGCATTCAACCTTCTATTATTGACCCTAGATATGCGATAGAGGTTAATGTAGTTGGTACGGCAAATGTTTTACAGGCTGCTAGAGAAATGGGAGTAAAAAGAGTTATGTATTCTTCTACTTCGGCGGCGTATGGTTTAAAAAATGAGCCTCCCCTAAAAGAGACAATGCCCACGGACTGCCTCAATCCTTATTCGGTCGGCAAAGTTGGAGGCGAAGAGGTATGCAGGATGTATACAAAGCTTTTTGGTTTAGAGACTGTTTGCTTTAGATATTTTAATGTCTACGGAGATCGCAGCCCTACCAAAGGCCAATATGCTCCAGTAGTTGGTTATTTTTTTAAACAAAAGAAAGCTGGCAAGCCAATGACTATTGTTGGGGATGGCGAGCAAAGGAGAGATTATACCCATGTTTCTGATATAGTAAATGCGAATATTCTTGCTGCGCTTAGCGAAGATAAGTCTGTAGTAGGAGAACTTTTTAACGTAGGAACTGGAACAAATCACTCTATTAATGAACTCGTAAAAATTATAGGTGGAGATTCAGTTAATATACCTGCCCGCGAAGGAGAAGCTCGCATAACTCTTGCAGACAATAGCAAGCTAAGAGAAATGTTATCTTGGGAGCCTAAGATTAAATTTGAAGATTGGATAAATCAAAATAAACCCAGATGAGTATTGGCGTAATCGGTCTCGGCTTTGTGGGTTCGGCGGTCGAAAATGGCTTCCAAGGATATTTCACAAGATCTTTTGATAAAAAGCCAGAGCTTTCAAAGCATAGCTTAGAAGAAGTGCTGAAGCAAGATTTTGTATTCATATGCGTCCCCACCCCTATGAAATCGGCAGAAGTAGGCAAGTGCGATTTATCTATTATCGAAAACTGCATTGACGAAATAAACGAAATTGGATCACATTCTATTTTTATTATTAAGTCCACAGTACCCATTGGCTTTACATTGAGAGTACAAAAGGAATATCCTCGTTTAAAATTTGTACATTCCCCTGAGTTCTTAACTGCAATTAATGCGCAAAATGATTTTGAAAACCCCGACAGAAATGTAGTAGGCCATACGGGATCTCTTGCCACGGCCGAGAAGGTTGTTTCTCTTTACAGATCACGCTTCCCTTCTGCACCGTGCTTTTTAATGTCAAGCGATGAGTCTGAGATGACAAAATACATTGCTAATTGTTTTTTAGCCACAAAAGTTAGTTTTTTTAATGAGATGTATGATTTAGTTTGCAAAATGGGGGGCTCCTGGGAATCGGTTTCGGCCGCGATTATTTCAGACGCTCGAATTGGCAAATCCCACTTTAAGGTTCCTGGTCCAGACGGAAGTAGAGGTTTTGGCGGAACTTGCTTTCCTAAAGATATCAATTCTTTGATATATCAAATGCACGACTTATCATTACCTACAGATATGTTAATGTCTGCTTGGACTACAAATTTAAGAGTTAGAGAAGATCATGATTGGCTTTCTGAACCTTCAGCCGTATCAAATAGAGATGAATCTAAAAGTTAGAAATGGTAATTTCTTTAAGACCCACGCCAATCAATACAAGGATTGGATAATTGGACCATTTGTAGGTGACCCAGATTTCAACTCGGAGCATTTTGAATTTAAATTTCAAAAAGGCAAAAAGGGTGAGGCTCGACCACCTAAATCCGCACCCGACCCTAACACTAAGACTCTTCCAATTCTAATATATGGAGAAATCCGCATAGCATTTCATAACGGCACGGACAATGTGTATCTAAGAGAAGAGGGTGATTACGTTTTATTTGAACCTAATGAGCCTCATGAGTTTGAGTTTTTAGAAGATACATTAATTATAACATTGAGGTGGAAAGAATGATTAATCATAAACATAAATTTATTTTTATACACATACCAAAGTGTGGAGGACTTAGTATCGAGTCAGTATTTAATTGGAAGAGCTCCAGGCATGACACCATGGAACTTTATAAAAAATGCAACCCCCACATAGATCTAAACAATTATTACAAATATACATTTGTCAGAAACCCTTGGGACCGTATGGTGTCCTGGTATTATTACCATTGGAATGGTAAGGATTATAGAGGTGCAACGTTTAAGGATTGGTGTAAAAATGGTTTTTTAACGCACTGGAAAGGTGCTGGTTGGAAAAACAAAGATCCCCTTGATTGCCAAGCATGGATAGTTGATAAAAAAGAATATGATTTCATAGGCAAGACTGAAAACCTACAAGAAGGCTTCAACACTGTCTGCGACAAAATTGGAATTCCCCGACAAGAACTTCCTCACAAAAACAAATCAAAGCACAGGCATTATAGCGAATACTACGACGATGAAACCCGCAACATTGTGGCAAAAAAGTACGCAAAAGACATTAAAAGCTTTGGGTATAGATTTGGAGAATAAAAACCTCGTCTATGACTAATCACAAGCATAAATTTATTTTTATACATATACCCAAAACGGGCGGCCACAGTGTTGATAAGTTTTTTTTGGAGAGGTCCATGGTGGATGACACTAAGTGGCATTGCACCTCTAATCAAATAATGAAGTTTGTTGGAGATGAAACTTGGAACTCTTATTTTAGTTTTACCATAGTCAGGAATCCTTGGGACAGAATGGTTTCTGAATATAGCTGGCAGAAAGGGTCGGCGGTTACTCAAATTGCTACTCCATGGGGAAATGACCAAGTTTCTTTTAAAGATTTTTTAAAAATGGTTCAATTATCCCCAAGAAACCATCATGACATGAATCAAATTAGAGCTTTTGATACGTGGTATAGAATGCAAGAGATTAAAGACGGCCATTTAAATACTCAACTTTCATTCATTATTAATGACGATGGAGAAAAAATTATTGATCATATAATTAAATTTGATGCTCTAAATGTGGAGTTCACTAAAACATTAAAAAAGCTTGGACTTAAGGAAGAAAGTCTACCGCATCTTAATAAATCTGATAGAGGTTCTTATGATCAGTATTATGATCAAGAATGCATAGATATAGTAGCAGACAGGTTTAAGGATGACATTGATTATTTTAAATATGATTTCTAATGCTTAAAACTCCTTCCCTCCCAGTCCACATAAGAGACTTTGTTGAAGAGTTTTTTCTTTGTGATGACCAAATACAAAGCTATCTTAAAGATAATGACATAATCGTAACTTCTTTAAGGGTCAACAAAGAACCTGCTTGCATAAGTCGAGTTATTGGTAGGGATAATGGAAAATATAAATTGCTAAAGCCTACCATTTTAATAGGTTTTGAGCCTTATATTGTAGGATCTCATTTAGATGCAGAAAGAAACGGTTTCTCTATAGAGTCTGCGAGAGGTAGTACGGGAGGCATTCCTTTGGGTTTTGGGTTTGATTGCATAAATGGCATTTCTAATAGGAATTTATTTTTAGATAGAAATTTTTTAATTACTACTTGTGATGTCCAGAAAGAATGTCATCACGTTCCCTTCGCATCAATGCACCCACGGCTCTTAGGGGAGGGGAAAACAAAAAGAATTCACTGCAATAACAATCGTCCTTTTTCCGTGGGTTATATGAATAGAACTAAATGTCCCCGCAGAGAATCAATGTTTGATTGTTTAGTAGAAAAAATAGGAGAAAACAAATGCCACGCCTTGGGCGAGAGGCACGGAAGCTACCCTTCTACATTGAAACCTTCTTCAAACCTAAGATCTGGAAATGATTGTTGGTATAATAATGAGCTTTACAAAACATATTCTCAATATGATTTTGTTTTAGCTATGGAAAACACAATTAGCAAGGGTTATGTAACTGAAAAAATATTAAATGCATTTCTGGCGGGCGCAATACCAATTTACTATGGCGATTCTTTGACCAAAGAAATCTTTAACCCTGACTCCTTTATAGACATTACAGACTTCAATTCAATCGAGGATTGCGCAGAATACATTTCGCTTTTAAGCAATCAAGAAATAGAAAAAATGAGATCTCTGAATTTTTTCAAAACCCCCTTAAATGATTTTTTCAACAAAGACTCCCAAGTGTATTCTTTAATCAGAAAAGATATATTAAAAATGACATCATGAATAAAATTAAATTTTTTGTAGTTTATCATAAATCCATTCACGAAGAGGTTTATGATAGTGAGTCTCTAGAAAATATCAAATTCTTTGGGGTAAATGAAAATATTGAAAAATCCCCAATAACAATTTCTAAAGATGTTATCCAAGAAAAAGACCTACCTATTTACGAACCTCGATTTCAGGAGAGAGGTTACAGCGAAACTTCTGCAGCGTGGCATATATACAAAAACGAGATCTATAAAGATTTAGATTATATTGGCTTTGGGCAATACGATCAAGTCATAAAGAGAGATGTATTTGATGAGTTTAATAAAAGATTATCTACCAATAAAAATCCTTGTATTTTTTATTTTAATAAAAAAGATTTAACCACAGACCCTGAATTCAATAAGGTCCCCTACGATTATGTTGTAGATCATTATAATGACTTTTTTGGCACTTCTTTCTCTATGGGCGAACTTAAGAAAAACGCCAAAACTAAAGACTCTTTAATTTTATTTGCTACCTTTATTATACATAAAGATCTATTTGAAAAATTAATGTCATGGATTGAGGTTTTAGTAGACGATATATATCCTTGGGCCAACCTTCCTCCTTGGCCTACTCACCACCCCCACCTAGGAGGTGTTCTAGAAAGGACTTACGGTTTATTTTTTGCTATGGAGCTGCTATCTAACCCGTCAACAGATATTCAACAACTCCCAATACAACATCCTAAAAAATACAAAATCCAAAAACATAGAGGTAGAAGCGTTGCTCTTTCAGACGCTATGGAAGAGCACGACCTAGGAGATACAGAAATATATAAGTTAAATAATATTTTAAAAAATAATCAAAAATGATTTGCCATAAAAATATCAAGTACACCTTTCACGAATGAGAAATATATTAATAAACTTTGCTGATAAAAACTACAGAAATTCTCAAGTTAGAAATTCTGCTTCTGCTTTGATGCATGGATTTGACTCCGTCCACCAGTATTCGCCACAGTCTATTGACGGCAGTTTTTATAGTAAAAATAAATCTATATTAGACCAGAAAAAGGGTTGTGGATACTGGCTATGGAAGCCTTATTTTATATTAAAAAATTTAGAGTTACTCAATAAAGAGGATATTTTATTTTACTCTGACTCTGGAGCAGATATCATAAAAGACTTTTCTCCAATAATAGAAAAAATCAGAAATTCCGAACAAGGAGTTTGTCCTTTTTCTCTTACTGGAAACCATAAAGAATTTCAATATACCAAAAGAGATTTGTTTGTGGCGCTCGATTTAGATAACGAAGAATTCTCTGAAAGCGAACAGGTAATGGCTTCATTTATTGGATTTAGAAAAACTGATTTTTCTATTAACTTTTGCAGGGAGTATTTAAAATACGCCCAAATAGAACAGCTAATCACTGATTCTCCAAGCAAAAAAGAAAATTATAAAGGATTTAAAGATCATCGCCATGATCAATCTATTTTTAGCTTGCTTTGTAAAAAAAACAATCTTCCGCTTATAGGAGATCCTACTCAATGGGGGCAAAGACATAAAGAATTACATCCTAGACACCAATTTATTTGGCATAGAAGAAATAATAATAGCATTAAAGTTGAGCCTAGGGACCTGGAAGGCGTACCTGTAAGATTAATAGTTGGGTAAAAAATTTGATTATATATGAACAAAGCAGACATACTTAAAATAAAAGTATTAAACAATAATTCTATCTATAGGCTATCTGATCTTTTTTGGGGCAGTAACCCTCGCGATGCTGATAGATTACTATCTTGCGGCAAGTACCAAGACTCAATTCTAACGCAATATATTAAAAATAAAAAAAAGTTTAGGGATTGGGACACTTTAGCTGAAATAGTTGAAAAAAAATTAAATTCTAATTCTTTTAAAAAAGCAGCTAAAAGAGAATTAGTGCTTCACGCTAGACTTGGAGATGTTTTTGTCAGCGGAAAGAGTTGGCTAAGAGAGAATAGCAGATCGTTTTATGAAAATCTCGTTAAAGAAATTCCCAGCTGGAGAAACGCCTACGATATAGACAAGGTTACTTGTGTTACGGCTCATCATTTTGGTCACGAGTACCCCCAAAAGTTTGTTGATTCGGCTGTTAAAACAGGCTTTTTATATTTAAGCAAAATTAATAACAAAATAAATCACAACGGCTGGAGTTTTGATTATTTTTCAAACGAAGACTTTGATAAAGATTTGATTTACATGGTTTCTTCTAGCAACTATGTCGCAAGTTATCAACAAGGATTTCATAAATGCGAAAAATTTGGATCTAATCTTGGCATTTCAGATATCATTAATGAACTAAGAACTTTACTAAGTAAATGAAACGCATTATATCATTTTGTTTGTTTGGCGATGAGGCGAAATACTATTTTGGCGCTCTTGAGAATATAAAACTAAGAGACAGGTATTTCAAGGGGTGGGTCTGCCGATTTTATATAGCATCATATTGTGAGGCCCATCCTGTGATATTAAAACTCAAAAAAAAGCATAATGTTGAGATAGAGGTATGTTCCATACCACAAAATAAAGAAAAGCAGATAACGGGGGCTAGATTTTATGCAATTGATGATCCTGATGTTGAGGTAAATATATCGCGAGACACTGATAGTAGACTCTCAAAGAGAGATTCTTGGGCTGTAAATAAATGGCTATTAATGAATACTAATGCAATGACTATCCGAGATCACCCAGGCCACACACAAAAATGGCCTATAATGGCAGGCATGTGTGCGTTTAAATCGAGCGACATTAATTACCGTAATGAATACCAGAAATATACAAAAAACAAAGGGGGATATTATGGCATTGACCAGCTTTTCTTGAGGGACGTAATCTATCCTAAATGCAAAAATGAATTGACAATTTTTGGAGATTTTCAAAAAGACACAATACCGATAAAAATACCTCGGATTGATTATGAATTTATAGGTGACACTTATGATGAGAATAATATACGCAAGCCTGAGTATAAAAGTATATTAAAAAGACATATTGATAACCAATGAAAAGCTTATTGGTTTCAGTTAATTATTCCGATTACTTGGATTATATATTACCATATAACTCCTTAATTTTTGATGAGATAATAGTGGTCACTATTAAGTCCGATATTGACTGCCAAAGAGTTTGCGATAAACATAAAACTGTAAAATGTATAGTTGTAGAAGACTCTTTAATCAAATACAACAATGCAGCCTTTAATAAAGGTAGGCTTGTGAACGAGGGGATGTCTTATTTGGAAGGCGAAAACTACCAAGGATTTTTATGCCTAACAGACAGCGATGTTATTTTTAATAATTTCAACGCCAGATTCAACCATCATATTGATAAATTAAATTCTATTGGAATTGATACTCGTCAAGTTCTTATGGGTATGGCTAGATATATAATAGAAAAGCAAGAAAACTTTTTATTATGGCAAAAAAATCCTCACCAAGAACATGATTTCCTGAAAAGGTTGCCATTGGGCAAGGAGAGAACGCTATTGGGTTACGCGCAGATATTTTACTTTGATCACTTAGATGAATACAGAGACCACAATAACCAGCCTATATGGACGCAAGATCTCCATTGCGTGAATGCACAAATTGTTGACTCAAAATTTATAGGTAAATTTCAAAATAGAGCGAAACAATCTTTAAATTGGAGGGATAGAGTTACTCAAGACGCCGATGAGTATATTTATGAATTTATAAAATATGGAGACAAAGAAGGTTTAGAGTATGGTGTACATATAGAAGATAAGGAGATGTTTTGCCTTCATATTGGAGAGACTTGGTTAAATAGAGATGGAAGAGTAACAGATAAATGGATATGAAAAAGAAGATAAAAATTTATACCCCCATGCAAGGAGCCACCTCCGAAGAAAACGCACAAATATTGCAGCCAGGCATAGCTAATAGCGACTTGTGTGAGTTAGTGAAATTACCAGATCAAGTTCGCACCCTAGACAACCCCGATGGCCCCTACATAAAAGCCGCTCCCCAAACCGCTGGTAGGCCAAAAGATGTAGACTTGATGATACTGCACGGCTGCATGCAGCCAGATCAGGCCATTGTTTGGAGAGAGCAGTACCCTGATGTTCCTGCAATTATTATGGATTACAAGGACGAGCTCGAATTATATCATCCCAAGGCGCGAGTTTTGGGGCATTTCAAAAGAAACATGGCGATTAGAAAATGGGGGAAGCCCTTGGGGGTGCAAGACTACTCTCCCCATGTAGTGCATTTTTCTCCTTATTGTGTGAGAGAAGATATTGTAGAAGAGTTTGAGAAACATAAAGGCAAGCCTAGAGATATGGATGTTTGTTGCTTCTTTGAGTCTAACGATGATAATTGGAGTCAGCATATTCCTATGCATTATCAAAGGGGTGGGGCATTAAGGGAAATGGTTGAAAGGCACCTGGGTTGGTGTGGAACTAGGCGTCTTATAGCTTCTGCACTAAAGGCTGCTCAAAAATGGTACGGTTGTGGTTACAATTTGCATGTTGGTAAAACTGGAGGGGGTCAAACCGATGGGCGCCGCACCCCTCAGGAAGACTATTGCAGGTTAATGGCAACCACTAAAATTATTGTCACTGCTACCCCTGACGGCTGGGAAGGAGACTATAGGCTAATGGAAGCTATGAGTAGCGGAGCTTTAGTTCTTCATAACCGCATGATATTACCTCCAGTGGGTTTAGTAGATGGAGAGCATTGGATTGTTTATGATGATCATATTGATATGCTCGAAAAAGTTTATTACTACATGACGAACCAAGATGCAGCCAAGGCAATTGGGGAGGCGGGCAAGAAGTATGTAATGGAAAATCACCGACCCCACCATAGAGTAGAGTCTTGGCTAAGAACAGTTAATATTCTATAGTTGTACCAGTGAATATTATACTTAATAGATGCATGCGTACTGCAGGTAGCGCCCTAAGCAATATATTCAGAGAGCTTGATGCGCGTAATGCTATCAGCTTTTTTGATTGCAGGCATTTACCTTATGAGAAATCTAAATTAAAAAACAGTTCAATATGGAATCAATCCTATAAAATTTGTACAGTTAGAAACCCTTACGTTAACACAATTTCTTTGTATTTTAGAATATCCAAACACCACAATACCTCTTCTATATCTAACTTAAATAAAGATCAAAAAGAAGAATTCAAGAGTGATTTAAAAAAACACATTTATTCTAACGATGGAAACAATACATTAACGCAAGAAATCAAGAGGCAGCATGATATCATTTTTAATGAATCTGGAAACTTATGGGCGGATTTTATTTTTAGATTTGAAGATGGAATAAGCGGAGTGAATAAAATCTTAGAAGAGTTAAATTTAATGGAAGAAGCGGAAGCGTGCAAGCATTATTCATTTTTCATTAAAGAAAATAATAAAAAACCATCTATCGATATAGATGAATGGCTAGATAAGAACACAAAGAACTTAGTCTATAATTTAAGAAAAAAAGAATTTGAAAATTTTAACTATTGTATTTAAAAGATGGTGGACGTTATAGGCATAACTGTTTGTGTTAATTATGGAGCATTACTCAAAATAGCCCTAGAAGTAAATTCATCAATACTTAAACACATCTATGTCATAACCAAGGAAGATGATTTAGAAACAATTGAAGTCTGTAAAAAATACAATAATGTTGAGGTTCTTTATCATGATTTTAAAGTTGGAATGGGATGGTTTGATGTTCATCAAAAAAGATTTGAGAATGGCCAGATGAATCAGCCTCCTGATTCCCGCAAAGAATACTGGCCTAAGTTCTTAGAAAATGCTAACTCAAAAGCCTTTAACAAGGGTTCAGGTCTTAGAATCGGACAAGAAAGAGGGGCAAAAGATTTTCCTAATGCGTTTCAATTAATTTTAGATTGCGACATAGTTCTTTCAGAAGGTTTGCCGATTACAGATGATGATTTAGAATCCGATGTTTTGTATACCCCGTCCTCAAGGAAAGACTTCCTCTCGCTTAAGGACTTCAAATCTATGGAAAGATTTTCTTTTTATGGAACGCCGAAATCTGGCTGGGGCTTTTTTCAGCTCTACAAACCCTCCTCAGAGGAGGCTAGAGTGCTTTATGACGAGTGGCACTCTGCTGCGCAGAACGATGTTTGGTTTAGGGATGATATCATTAATAAAGATTTCTCTAAACTTAGAACTTTAGATCTTTCGGTTTCTCATTTAGGGCAAAAAGGAGAATCTAAATTTGAGCAAGACTATCAATTTTTAATAAATGAATAGTTTTTCACGAGCCGACTTAAATGGCATTCAATTCGAATTTTAAACATGATAATATCACATAAACATAAATTTATATTTGTTAAGACCCATAAGACATCAACGCAAACCTTTATGAAGTTTATTAAACCTCATTTAGGTTCTGATGACGTAATGGCAGGAGACCCTTCCAACGAAGTCAACGAGGATACTAAAGTTAATGTAGACAAGGTTTTTGAAGATACAGGTAAATCAGCGCTTGCCTATCAAGAGAAGTACGGCAACCATCTTCCATGGTTTATCATTAAAGAAATAGTGGGTAATGAAATATGGGATTCTTATACTAAATTCACTATCGAGAGAAGTCCCAAAGACAGAATGGTTTCTTTGTTTTGTTTTTTAAATTCTATCCTGATTAAACCTGGGCTGTTTTTGCCCTCACCTGAGCTAAGATCCAGAACAAAGGGTCCAGAAATGAAAGAGATGCTTTCCCAAAGTCTTCTGGGGTTATATCCCGAAGAAATCAGATCTTATTTTGAGGACTGGGCTTTGCTACAATTATCTGCAGAGGAGCTGCCTCTAACAGATCATGATACATATGGTGTTGCCGCCTTAGAAAAAGAACGGGCAATATATAAAAAACAAAATCAAAAATTAGGATTTAAATTATATGACATTGACAAAGAAGAGGTTGCCTTCACGCCTCCCAGTGGCATAGCTCACAGTAGATTTCCTTACTTATCTAATCCAGATATATATATTCGCATGGAGCCATTTGTCAAACATCAAAACACGGAGGGCCAGTGTAGGTTCTTAAATTATGGGTATTATTATGACGGGAAAGATCTAGCCGTAGACAATATCATTGATTTTAAACATGTCGCAGACAACATTGGTAAGTTTTTTAAGAATAATTCTATAAATATAAAATGCAACAAATCAATATATGATTCCAACTCGCAAAACGTTCATTATAGAAAAAATACCAATGCCAAATCTAAAGATTGGTGGTTTGATGGTGCTAGAGGTTCGCAGATCAACGGCGTTATAGAAAAAAAGTTTAAATTATTAAGTGGCTTGATTGAATTGTAGCCTTTGTTTGTGTATCTATTTTTGGATATGGAAAATAAAGAATTTACAATTAATGTTTGCTCCTTTATGGGCAGGGAATCTAATATAAAAATCCTTCACCAATATATTGAGGAAGGCTTAAGGATCGGGTCGATCGATAAGTATTACATGATAGACATGACCCGAAACAAATCGGATCATAATTTCATTTGGAGCGAGTGCCAGAGACTGAATAAAACTTACCCAGACAGGGTGTTTGTCTCAAACAGAGAAGAGCGTGGAAAGCAGATACAAGATGGAACAGTAATGGACAGCGTTGGTTATTGGGCTCCGTTTTATAAATTCATGGGCACCTTTAAAGACAATGATGTCATCATAAAGCTTGATGACGACACTCTTTTTCTTGACGTAGAGACTCTTCGTTCCGCCGCACAGTTAAGGTGGGAAAATAAAGATCCAATCATAATGCATTCTAATTGCATCAACAATGGAATGACCGCTTTTCATCAGGCAAAGAAAGGCATGTGGAATTTCCCCGACAAGGAGATTGAAATGTATCCTCCGTGCGGTTTGACTGGCCCCCTTTTTGCTCACCCAAAAATCGCATGCAAATGCCATAAGCAATTTATATCAGACCTCATTAGGAACCCTAACAGCCTAGAATCTTACAAATTAAAAGAAAATATTTATTTTAATGCCCGAGTCTCAATTAACTGCATATTCATGCTTGGTTCCGATAGGAAGCATTTTATTAACATTGATGCACAAGACGAGTACATTACCAGTTCTAAATTAGGCCAAGAGCTTGACAGGCCCAATATGATAATTGGGGATTTTATAACCGCACATCATACCTACGGTGTGCAGGAGCCAGTAATGGAAGACGAGGGAACCTTCGAGTTGTACGAAAATCTTGCAAAAAATTGGTTTAAAAACGATGTGGAGAGAATTAATAAAGAAATTACTAATTCATTTGGATCTGCTACTCCCATTAAGTTTAATAATGCATACATAAATAGATCGTGGGTTGATGAGAACTCTTTTGTTATTCAAAATGCTCGAAGCAAAAAATACATGACCCTAACATATGATGTTCAAGAGAGAAAAGATCCCAAAACCAAAAAGGGGAATGGCGTACTCTTTCTGAGAACGGTATTGTCTGGATCAGACAATGACAAGTATGCATTCAATATGGATTCAAATATTTATACATGCACAGAGCTCCTAAAAACAACTAACCCCAACAAAGAAAACCCTCAGTTTATGGCGTTTTATGTGAGCCGTTTTTTTCAACAGAATTATACAAAAAACGGAGTAAAGTTACATGAGCAGCAGGATGGGACGTGTTTAATTGAATCGAAGTCGGACCCAGGAATGTTTTTATTCTCCAAGGAGGATGACGACGCTGGACAGGTGTTATATTTCTTTCGAAAAAAAGAAGATGGATTTGAACCAGATAGCTGGAACTTTATAAGCATGAAAGACAGGGCTAATGAAATTTTTATATCCAATATCATTAGAAAAGATTTAGGCAAGTATGAAAACGACCCTACCTACGCGGAAGCAGTTTGCGACAAGGACTTTCCAAAAATGATCACTCCTCGTGGTTTTTATTGGACTGTTAGGGGTCATTTATGGGAGTTTATCCAGCTAGATAATGGAAATTATCATATCAAATGTATTGATGACGAAAGAAAATCTGTTTGGTTGTCTAATTTAGGCAGCATAGCCAAGACCACGGATACCCCCCGTAACCAATGGAAGCTTCATAAGGCTGGGGGTAAGCACAAGATACAAGAAGTTAGTAGTGGTTTATTTTTAAAGGTCCATGATTCTGGCGCCTTAGTGCTGGATGGAGGCGCAACGCTTTTTACTTTGTCTCTATAATGAAAATTAATATAATTGGGTGCGGGCTATCTGGAGTGACGGCAGCGATCCTTCTAAAAGAGCAGGGCCATCAAGTAGAGATATTTGAGCTAAGAGACCATATCGGCGGCAACTGTTATGACTCAAAGATTAATGGAGTAACTGTTCATAAGTATGGGTCACATATTTTTCATACAAACGATGAGGATGTGTGGTCATTTTTAAATAGGTATACTAAGTTTAATAGTTATGTCCATAGGGTGCGAGCCAATACAAAAAATGGATTAATTTCTATCCCCTTTAGCAAAAAAACGGCAGGAGAATTAGGGGAAGATTTATCTCCTAAGGAAATTCAAGACCTTCTTTTTAAAGAATATTCGGAGAGACATTGGGGTGTCAAGTGGGAAGATTTACCTAAATCCATAACAGGAAGAGTGCCAAATAAAAGAGATGACTTTGATGATCGATATTTTACTGACAAGTATCAAGGCATTCCAGAAAAAGGTTATACAGAAATGTTTCACTCCATGCTTGATGGGATAAAAGTTAACCTAGGTGTTGAGCGGGGTGCGTGGAGGAAATTAAAGTGTGATAAGTTAATCTGGACTGGTAAAATTAGCGAATATTTCAATCTAGAATTTGGTAAATTGCCATACCGATCACTAAGGTTTCAGCATTTTTATACAAAAAAGAGTGATGATTTTTCTTGGGAGAAAGGTGCGGTCATTAATGAGTGTAATAAGCAGCCCTTTAATCGCACAATGGATAGTAGCGTATATTTAAACGAACAGGTTGACGAAACAGTATTAACCAGAGATTTCCCCGAAGAACACAACGAATACAATGAAGCTATTTACCCTAAGAATTTTGGATCTGCTAAGCATATATATTCAAAATACAAGATCGCAGCAGAAGCAGATAAAAACACCATTTTTCTTGGCAGGTTGGCTACTTATAAATATTTAGACATGTGGATGGCCGTGAAGCAGGTCATGACCAAACTTCGTTAAATTTTTCTTGACAGATATACATGCCTAGTATATCCTGGAGCAATGTCAAAAAAATGCTTAAACAAAAGGCAGATTATTCAAAAACATATTAACGAACCTACGACAGCCAAAAGACCTTTTTGGAAAAAAGAAATGACTCTTCTAAATAGATTTCTTGAAGAGTTCCCTGATCAATGTTTTTGGAGCGATGTTAACTTTGGGCAAAAGTTTGACAGTCTAGCTATACTTGCTAGCCCGAACTGGAAAAAACTTGTAAAACGCAAATTTTTAGATTATAATTACAAAATTCCCAAACCAACTCAACACGAATTATCCCCCACAAAAATAGGAAAAGATGCAAACATCGGAAGAAGAAAAAGAACAATCAAAGACTTTTTGTCAGAAAGATATGAGTAAAACATTAAATAATATTAAAGCGTTTCTTGATGACAAGAACAACAAAAGGTTTCATTATAATGACCACGAAGAGCTGGACTATAAGATACCAACTGGGAGTTTAAATTTAGATCTTGCGTTGGACGGCGGCCTACCTGCTGGAGTGCATAGGTTTACGGGAGTGAATGAGGGGGGAAAGACATCTTGCGCCATGGCTATAGCCAAACGATTTCAAGATCATTTTGGAGACAAAGGCATGGTTGTTTATATAAAGAGCGAAGGGAGGCTGGGGCCAGAGATGATAAGAAGGTCGGGACTAGACGCTTCTGAAAATAAATTTTTTAAATTTGACTGCAATGTATTCGAAAAGGTATTTGAATTAATTCGCATGCTTGTAATGGACAATGAAGAGGAAAAGAAATATTTATTTATAGTTGATAGCGTCGATGCTTTATGTCGTCAGAATGATTACGACAAGCCTTTTGAAGATAGCGAACAAGTCGCTGGAGGCGCCCTTATAACTTCTGTTTTCTTAAAAAAAATGGTACTCCCAATACTTAAGTTGAACCACATGATGATTTTAACATCCCAGGTTAGGGTGGAGGTTGCTACAAATCCTTATGCTGCAAGAGGCGGCCCAAAAACAAAGCAGGCTGGAGGGAACGCAATAAAACATTATGCTAACTTTATTTTAGAGTTTCAAGAGCGCTATAACAACGATATTATATTTGAAAATCCTAGTGCAGCAAAACTTGAAGACAAGGGCAATCCAATTGGCCACATATGCAAGGTAGTTTTTCGCAAAAGTGTTAATGAACGCACGGGAGCAATGGTAAGATATCCAATTAGATACGGCAGGACCAATGGAACTTCTGTTTGGCTAGAAAAAGAGGTCATTGAGATGTCTTATTTGTGGGGATTCTTGGAGAAAAAAGGAGCTTGGATTTCCTTAGACAAAGAAGTTGCAGATAAATGCTCTCAAGCGGGAATTGAATTTGTTGAAAAAATACAAGGAGAGCCTAAGTTGATTGATTATTTAGAAAATAATGCTCCGTTTAGAGATTTTTTATTAGAATTGATCACCGAAGAAGTTGCATCCCTCAGATGAGGTTCGTTACGCTTGGCGGGGCCGCTCGATCCGTAATTAATCCTAAGAAATATCTTATTAATTGGGACGGGAAAAGCAGAAGCAAGATACAAAAAGCCACAAAGTCTTTTTTAAAAGAATATTGGTTTAGTCATGTTGTATTTGAAGAGTTCCCAGTAGCGGGTTCCAGGCTATCGTTAGATTTTTACAACGCCAATAAAAAAATAGCTATTGAAGTTCAGGGGGCTCAGCACCGAAAGTATACGCCTTTTTTCCATGGCAACAATAAATATAATTATATAAACCAGCTCAGAAGAGACCAGAACAAACTAAAATTTTGTGAACTAAACCATATACAACTCGTAGAGATTTACGACAGGAGGGAACTCACTCTGGATTTTTTTAAAAATGTCGGTATCTCTTTGTAAAAGTGTATTACATAATAAGTCTATGAACTTTGATCCTAATAATATCCCTAGCTTTGAAATGCCCCAACAGATCTTTGATAAGATCTACGATTTCTCTAGTGCGTCCGAGGTCTCTCGCGGAGTCCTGATTGCATATCTTCTTCAAGATGGCTCCCCTATAATATACGCTAGGTATGGCAGTCGTATTGTAGAATTTGGATTAAGAAAAGCTATGGAATCTTATCTGGAAGAAGTAGAAGCTTCTAGCTCGGTTACAGGCATCGATATAGATAATGGAGACGGTCTCGAGGGATTATAATCCTTGACACATACCCATTTTTAATATACTATTAGATCATGATTGAATCTAAAGAGCTTGAAAGGCATCTTTTGGCTGGGCTTATTAAACACCCAGAAATGTACGCAGAAATTGCTCCGTTTATTTCTGAAGACGACTTCTCTACAGAAGCGAGTCAAGTTCATGCCACTATATTCAAAATATTAAGAAACTGTATTGACAAAGGAGTACAGGTAGACGAAGTGGTTCTTGCGCAGAAGGTTAAAGATTTTAATATATCTTTTGAGGACAATATTGATATTTCTCAATACATTGCTTCTTTGGGCTTGAGAAAAATATCAGAAAAGGGAGTAACCAATTCAGCTCAAGAACTTAAAAAGATTAGCGTAAGAAGGTCTATTTACGCTTCCGCTGTAGAAGTAGCCAAGAAAATGAAAAGTCTGGGATCGAACCATTCTTTTGACGACATTATTAGCGCTGCGGACAACATTTATAATAAACAGATAGATCTTTACCATGTAAACGACGCACCCCAAAATATTTATGCGTCAATGGAAGAGGTCATTGAAGAGCGCGGAGATAATCCAAAGGAAGAATTTGGTTTCATGGGCCCCTATAAAAGGGTGAATGAATTGTATGGTTCTCTTTTGAGGCCAGGAAATATCTCTGTTATTGTCGCTCGTTCTGGAGTGGGAAAGACTACCTTTTGCTTGGATTTTATAAGCAAGGTTTCTCGAAAATACAACAACGTTCCTGTCTTACACTTTGATAATGGAGAAATGTCCCAAGAAGAGATTACAATGAGGCAATGTTCAGCCTTGTCAAAAGTTCCAATACATTATCTCGAGAGCGGCATGTGGAGGAATAATCAAGATTTTGTCAAGCGAATTAGAGACGTTTGGAAAATTATTAAAGATTTTAAGTTCCATTATTATAATGTCGCTGGGCTCTCAGTTGATGAAATGGCTAATGTTTTACGTCGTTTTTATTATTCGAACGTTGGAAGAGGAAAAAATATGATATTTAGTTTTGATTATATTAAGACTACTGAGCAGACTCAAAATAGAAATAGTTCTGAGTGGCAAGTCGTGGGAGATATGGTCACTAAATTTAAAAACGTTATCCAAAAGGAGATTTTGGGTGACGATGGCCCTGTTATTTCAATGATGACCAGCGTTCAAAGCAACAGGCATGGAATTACAACTAATCGTCGCGCAGAAAACGTGGTTGATGACGAGAGCGTAGTTTCCTTGTCGGATAGGATAATACAGTTTTGTTCTCACATGTTTCATTTAAGAAGAAAAACCTTAGACCAAATACAAGAAGAACCAGATGGATTTGGTTCGCACCAATTATCTTGTCTAAAATCAAGGCATTTGGGTTCAGATTACCAAAGAGCAGTTCAGCCAGTAGAACTGCCTGATGGATCTAAAAGAAATAATTATATCAATTTGGAAATTGATAATTTCTCTATTGAGGAGAGGGGTGATTTAGTAGATATGGTAGAAGCTTTGAATTTTAATGATGTGTCGCCTCAAGAAAATTTCATAGACAATCTCCCAGACGAATTATAATGTCAGGCACAGTAAAAGAAGTGCTCGAGTCCTTGGGTTATAAATTAAAGGATAGAGGGGCGTATTGGCAAGCGACTGCCATATATAGGGACGGAGATAATCAGACAGCATTACAAATTTATAAAGATACGGGAGTATGGAGGGATTATGTTGACAGGGATGGTAGTAATAACAATCCTTATTCAAGGTTCGAATTATTGGTTCAAAAAACTTTAGGAACCAGTAACCCATATACAATTAAGAAATATTTAAAAGATTCTAATTTAGGCGATTTAAAAAAAAAGCGCAGCAACCTCGAAGGAAAGATAGAGATGGAAGAGATATACGACATTAGTATTTTAGATAAGCTGCTCCCGCATTATAAGTTTTATAATAACAGGGGGATCTCAGACACTACTTTAAAGTTTTTTTTGGGTGGGTTTGCAACGTATGGGCAAATGAACAAGAGGTTTGTATTCCCTATTATTAATATACATGGCCAGATACACGGGTTTGCTGGCAGGGATATGATTGACGGAGAGAACAGGCCCAAATGGAAGCATGTAGGAAGAAAATCTAATTGGATTTATCCTGCCCATTTAAAGTTTCGTACAGGTGAGTCAGTATCAGATATTATTTCTCAGAAAGATTCGGTAATTCTTGTGGAAAGTATTGGAGATCTTTTATCCTTGCATGAACATGGAATCAAAAATGTTTTGGTAACGTTCGGCCTAGACATTTCTCCGTCCTTGATCTGTTTTCTTTCGGGAATAGGCTTGAATAAGATTACCTTATCTTTCAACAATGATAGCTCTAAAGAAGATAACAGAGGATTAAATGCATGCATTAAGAATTATCTTAAGCTATTGGGGCATTTTGACCCGAATGTTTTGCAGATATGCCTGCCAGTCAAAAATGACTTCGGAGATATGGATGAAGATCATTTTGTTACGTGGAAAAATAAGGCTAAAGAGTTAGATATAGAAGCGCAAAAAAACTATATCATTAAGTCGGCCAAGCTTCTTTTTAAAAAAGGTCGGTTGTCTAAAAACATAATGAAGAACCTTAAATATATTAATGAATAAAGAAGAACTTACCCCTTTGTCTGCCAGTCGAATTAAGACTGCCCAAACATGTAGCTGGACTTACTTTTCTAAGTACGTTTTAAAGCTTCCAGAGTCAACCAATGAGGGAGCATCTAAAGGATGGATTTGTCATCTTATATTTGAGCTTCTTGGCGCAGACAAGCACGCTTCCCACCTTAAAAAAATCTTGGACTCGGGTACGATTTATGCTTCAGGCCCCATAGCTAGATTAGTGTCTATTTATGCAGGTAGATTGGACATCAATTATCCAGAAGCCTTGGAGGATATGGATGAGATGACTTTAAAAGGTTTAAAGTATGATTTTTTTGGAGATACCGAACAAGTACCTAAGGAGGCTATATCCGAAAAGGATTTTGACCTTACGGTAAAAAAAGACGGGAAGCACTATCGGATTAAAGGTTTTATTGATAAATTATTTTTATATAATAAACACGCGGTAATAAGAGATTTCAAGACAAGCAAACAGGTATTTAAAGGGAAAGATGCTACGGATAATTTGCAAGACCTAATGTATTCCTTAGCAGTAAAACAGATGTATCCTAAATACAAAAAAAGATTTTCTGAATTTTTATTTTTGAGATTTCCTTTGGGAAAAGATTTGGTAGGAGCTACAGGCAAGGGGCTACTTCAAATGAACGAACTAGAAGATGAAGAGCTTGAGGGGTTTGAGTATCACCTAACAGAAATAAATAAATATTTAAATGATTTTACGGACGCAAAAGCCCGCGTGGGATTTGCTGCAACAAAGCCTTACCCTAAAGACGGTTCCTTTGGCGGCCCCTTGTCTTGCGGTAGAGAGGGTTTTAAAAAGTTTAGAGGAGAGCCTTTATTGGATCAGGATGGCAACAAGATACCTGCGTATATTTGTCCTTTCAGGAGGCCTATGGATTATTATGTTTTAATTAATAAAGACGAGAAGATAAAAGCTTCGGCCTTCAAGGAGAAGCGTATTGATTTAGAAAAAATACAAAAAGATGGAGATACAATAGAATTAAGATCGTATAAGGGTTGCCCTCATTGGAATAAAAAGGATGAGTTTGATTTTTGAGTTGACTGCATTGATTGTAAGTGTTATTCTGTATTGATGATCCCTTTATTTAAATCACACTACTCCATAGGCAAAAGCATTTTAACTTTTGAGGAACCTTCAGAAAAAACAAAAAACCGAAGCATACTTTCTATTGCCAAAGATGCGGACTTAAAGGATATCGTCTTAGTAGAAGACTCCTTGATAGGTTTTCTAGAAGCACGCGACGGGGCAAGAGATCATGGCCTTAATCTTAGGTTCGGGCTAAGAATCTCCATGTCTAACGAGGAATCAAAAGATTCGTCGTGCGTTCACAAAATAGTAATTTTTGCTAAAAATTCTTTAGGATGCAGGCTTTTAAATAAAATTTACACAAACGCTTTTACGATCGGCGGAGGCGTTCTTTCGGAGGAATACTTGAAGGATATTTGGGATGACTCTGCGTTAAAACTTGCCATACCTTTTTACGATTCTTTTATTTTTAATAATGCAATGTCATTTTCTAGTTGCACCCCCGACTTTTCTTTTGCTGATCCTATTTTTTTTACAGAAAATAATAATTTACCCTTTGACGGCTTAATTGAAGACGAGGTTGATGCTTATTGCGACAGGAACTGTCACTCAATATTAGAAACAAAAAGCATTTTCTACAAAGCTAAAAAAGACTTCTCTGCATATCAAACGTACAAATGCATCTGCAACAGGACGTTCAAGACCAGGGATTTAACGGTGCCCAATTTTGACCACCAAGGGAGTGATTCCTTTTGTTTTGAGGAATGGTTACCTACGAACGAAAAAAAATAAAAACGGGAGCCAGTAGTCAGTGGACGATATATGGATGCGACTAGCTTTCGTCAACCAGTGTAGCGTCATCCATAATATTGTAGTAGAATGTAGTCTGATAATACCTCGTCAGGTAACTAGATTGATAAGTACTCCAATCAGATACAGTTTCTGTAAAATAAGATGGCTTATTAAAATCGTCGGGATTGGAAGTGCCAGTTGCAACACCTGTCGTAAAATAGTGGTAGCTTTCCTGAATTCCCCTCATCAATGTCCTGTAGTCTCCTGTAGCTTCTGCTTCAGTTATCGTGCTCCCCCCATATCGAATAGATGCTAAAGGAATGGTTAAATCGGTGCCATCAATACCTATGCCATTAAATACTCCGCTGGATGATACATTAATACTCATATTGCAAATATATACACGTAAAATTTATAGCTTCCGTTTTTTATTGACTATTTATTCATTATCTAGTATGCTACACAACATGAAAGATGAACTTTTACGTTTTAAGAAAAACCAAAAATACATGGTATTCGATTTTGAGACTTGTAACTTAAATCTATGCAGTCTAAATAACAAGCCCTGGCAAGCTGGGTTTATCATCTGTAAGGGGGACGAAGTGATTGAGGAATTTGATTTTTTAATTAAGTGGGACAGTTTGGACATTTCTGCGGACGCGGCGAAAATCACAGGCTTCAACAGAAAGAGATATGAAAAAAATGCACAAGACCCAGAAGAAGTTTTGGGAGTTATAGAAAAATATCTATATGACCCCCAATACATAAAAATGGGACACAACTTATTGGGCTTCGATGTTTATATACATTCTATTTTTAGAAAGCTTTTAAACAAAAAGCCAGACTACTCTTATCTTGGAGACTTAATTGACACGCTATGCGTTGCTAAAGCTATACACAAAGGGATTAAGGCGGCCAAGGGTAATTTTTTATCGTGGCAATACAAGTTATGTTCCTTTAGGGAGCGCGGCATGAAAGCTAGCATTACGGCACTATGCAAACGCTATGACTTAGATTTCGATCCAAGCAAACTGCACGATGCAATTTATGACGTAAAGATGAATTACGAAATCTTTCGTCGCCAACTATGGGAGATAGAATTATGAATTTTTTTAAAGGTTTTTCAGATTACGAAGAGGCTTGCCCACCAGGCGTGCGTTTGCCAGAAATTAAAATTGAACAGCGTTTTTATGACAAATTCAACATAAAATCCCCAATCTCTAATTTTGATTTTTTAAAAAGGTTATGTTGGGAAGGGATTAAGGATAGGGGAATAGACCATTTCGAAAACAAAGATAAATATTACAAAAGGACAAAAGAAGAGTTAGATATACTTCAGGACCTTGGGTTTGTGGATTATATTTTATTAAATTGGGATGTTCATAATTTTTGCGCCGAGAAGAACATCCCCACAGGACCAGGACGAGGTTCAGCAGCAGGGTCTTTGGTTTTATATCTAATTGATGTAACAAACATTGATCCCGTGAGATATGATTTATATTTCGAGAGGTTTGTTAGCAAGAGTAGGGCGAAGAAGATAGAGGGCAAGGATGGGGTTACGTATTTAGATGGTTCATTATTAGCAGATATAGACAACGACATTTCTTACGAAAGGAGGCAGGATGTTGTTAAATTTATTGAGAATAGGTACCCATCAAGAACTTGTAATATTTTAACGCTAAACACCTTAAGCAGCAAGCTTTGCATTAAAGAATGCGGCAAGATTGTAGGCTTGTATTCCGAGCAGGATGTCAATGCGGTTAGTGATTTTATTCCCAAAAAGTTTGGCAAGGTTGCCTCTTTAATCGATTCAGTACTTGAAAGCGAAAAGTTTGAAGAATGGGTTTCTAAAAACACCCATATTTATGAGGTCGCCCAAAAGCTAGAGGGCTTGAACAAAAACACAGGAGTTCACCCTTCAGGCATTGCAATTTCTTACGACAAGCTTGAGGATATTTGCCCGCTTCAAAGCACTGGAGATGGTGGATTGGTAAGTGGTTACGACATGAATTGGGTGGCCGAGCTTATGGTTAAGTTTGACATATTAGGATTAAGAACGTTAAGTGTTATTTATGATGTATGCCAGAGCCTTGACTTATCTGTAGATCAAATACCATTGGGAGAGTCTTCTTCGTTTGCTCCATTATCTAAGGATTTCAATTGTCCGCATGGCCTTTTTCAGATTGAGGCAGATGTAAACTTTAAAGTATGCAAAAAGGTTGGTCCAAAAACTTTAGAGGAGTTAAGCGCAGTCATAGCTATTGGTCGGCCAGGCGCTTTAGATTTTATGGATAGTTTTGTAGAATTTGCTACTACTGGAGAATCTCAGAGTGTCCATCCTTTTTTTGATGATGTCCTTTCGTATACTGGGGGTATTCCTTTGTATCAAGAGCAGCTCATGAAGATGGCTGTTAAAGTAGGTTTTAGCTTGGACGAAGCAGAACAATTGAGGCGTATAGTAGGCAAAAAAAAGGTTAAAGAAATGCCTATTTGGAAGCAAAAGATTGATCAAAAAGTTATAGAGAATAACCTTCCCTCCGAGGTGGGCGAAGTGCTTTGGAGCGTGGCCGAGGACAGCGCTAACTATTCGTTTAACAAGTCTCATTCAATTTCATACGCAACACTTGCTGCGTGGACCACATACCTTAAATTCAAACACCCTCTTCAGTTCTTCAAATCCCTTCTGCGAATGTCGCAGTTTGAGCCTGCCCCGCACGAAGAGATTTGCAAAATTTCTCAAGAGTTACCTCATTTTAATATTAAGTTGTTACCTCCTGACTTAGCAAGGTCAGACATGGACTTTACTATCGAGGATAAAGATATTAGATACGGATTAAACAGTATTAAGGGTATTAGCGAAAAGTCCCTCCAGAACTTGAAAGATTTTAGGGATTCGGCAAGAATAAATAAATACGACATTTTTCTTACAGCTAAAACGGCTGGCCTTAATATTGGTACGCTTTCCGCCTTAATACAGGCGGGAGCCATGTCTTCGTGCGGAGATTCCAGTCGGTCGCTTTTGGTTTTAGAGGCTCAGGCTTTCAACATCCTTACTGACCGAGAGAAGCGTAATTTCGTGGCCCTAGGAGAGAAATATGATTATAAACTCTTAGATTGTATAGCGTCCACTCAAAGGGATGCTTTGCTCGGTGATGATAGCAAATTAATAATGCCCGAAAAAAGATTTGGGACGTTTAAGAAGAAGTATCTTCCTTATAGAGAGATTTATAATCAAAACCGCAAGCAAGAGAAGTTTGCAAACTGGTTCTTTGAAAGAAAATTGTTAGGATATAGTTATACTAATCGCTTAACTGAAGTTTTTATTGGGCAAGAATTAAACAACCTCTTATATGCTTCGAGGTTGGAGGAGGGAGATGGCGCTAAGTTTATTGGTGTAATATCTGACATAGTCAAAAGAAAGAGTCGAAACGGCAATCTTTATATTAAATTTTCTCTTTCGGATGAGACTGCCTCAATGGATGCCATGCTGCTTAATGGAAGGCAACGCACAGATAGGGGGTGGATAGAAAACAACAGAGTAGATACTTTTTTAAGTAAAAATAAAATGCCAAAAAAAGAAAGCATAGTTGTATTTTCTGCCAGGAAAGGGTCAGATATTTTATTTATGGATAGCATTGCCGTCCTAGACGAAAAGATCTTTATGAAACTAAGCGATATTAAATAGTGTAACCTTATATTGAGAATGGAAACGAAGCCCAATTTCACGCCTAGAGCCCAAGAAGCTCTGAAAATTGCAGCAGAAGCTGCTGAAGAAAATAATACTCTTGTAGTATCGATAGCGCATCTTTGCTATGGTATAGTATCGGTAGACGCAAAGGTTGTAGAGGAAACTTTTAATAGCCTAGACACCTCCGTAGATTTGGTGCAGTTGCATTTGTTGAGTATAATAGATAAGGATCAAGACTTTTCTTCAGAAAATAAGGGGGATTTTATGTATTCTCAACACGCGAATGAGTCATTGTTGATTGCCCAAAAAATTGCAGAGAAATTAGACCATGGATATATAGGTGTTGAACATATTTTATTAGCACTTTCTCAATTCTCAGAATCCCCTATTTACGAATACCTTATTAAGGTAGGTATCGACCCCAAGGTTTTTTCTGCCGCCATGAAAAGCAGGTTCGTAGAGCAGGAAGAGTCTTTAGGTATTCACCCTGAAGAGGAGCGCGAAATGGTTACCGAGCTTCCCGAGCCAGAAGGGAGGCTGGAAAATTTATCTAAATTTTCAGTTAATTTTAACGAATTAGCTAGAAATAAAAAATTAGACCCAGTTATTGGCAGAGATTTAGAGATTAAAGAAATTTCTGAGGTTTTATGTAAGCGCAAAAAAAGTAATCCAATATTACTGGGTGATCCAGGCGTAGGTAAGACGGCAGCTATTGAAGGTTTGGCCCAGAACATAGTAGATGGTTGCGCCCCTGAGTTTTTGCTTGGCAAGGTGATATATGGCCTTGATATAGGTTCATTAGTTGCAGGCACTAAATATCGTGGACAGTTCGAAGAAAGACTAAAGAAGGTCATTAAAGAGGTTTCAGAGAGTGACAAAGTTATATTATTTATTGATGAGATACATACTTTGGTCGGTGCGGGGAGCGCAGAAGGCACTATGGATGCAGCAAATATGCTAAAGCCAGCTTTAGCGCGTGGAGAAATCATTTGCATCGGTGCTACTACATTTGAGGAGCACAAGAAAACCATCTCTAAAGATGGAGCATTAGATCGTAGGTTCCAAGTAGTTAAAATAGAAGAGCCTACAAAAGAAGATTCTATTTTAATATTAAAAAGCGCATGCAAATATTATGAAAAGTTCCACGGAGTTTCCTATCCAGAGTTTATTGTAGAAAATTGCGTCCATTTGGCAGAAAAATATATAGGAGACAGACGGTTCCCAGATAAAGCCCTAGATTTGCTAGATCATGCTGGGGCAAAAGCAAAGCTAGACGCTTTTAAGCGCCCAGATAAGGCCCACAAATTAGAGAAGGAGCTTGAAGATCTAATGCTTCAAGAAGAAACTTCGGGCAAGACTCCAGAGCTTACAAAAAAACAAAATGATTTATTTCATTCTTACGAAAAGCTTTTAGTAAAGTGGGCAGACAAAAAAAGCAAGACGCCGAGTTATGTTTCAGATAGAAACTTGTTTGAAGCGCTGTCTCAAAAAGCAAAAATTCCCTTGGATTCTATTTTTATAAATAGCTCCCGTAAATTTGTAGGCTTAAACGAGAAACTTAAAAATGCCTTGATAGGGCAGGATGTCGCAATTGATAAATTATATAGTTGTTTGTTGCGTGGGCATACCCCTTTAAAAGAAAAGAACAAACCGTTTGGAGCTTTCTTATGCTTAGGTTCTAGCGGTGTAGGCAAAACGTTTTTGGCTAAAACTTTAGCTAAGGAAGTTTTTGGTGGTCGTGGGAGATTGATACAGCTGGACATGTCTGAATATTCTGAAAAAATTTCAGCCTCACGTATGGTTGGATCTTCTCCTGGCTACGTTGGCTACGAAGAGGGCGGTCAGTTAACGGAAAAAGTTAAAAAGAACCCATATTCTGTAATTTTATTTGATGAAATTGAAAAGGCAGACGCATCAGTACATCAGATGCTTCTTCAAATCATGGAAGAGGGCCACTTAACAGATAGTTTTGGCAAAGAGGTTAGTTTCGCCAATTGTATAATTTTGCTAACTGGTAACGTAGGCGCCCACTTACTTACGGAAAATAAGTCAATGGGATTTCTTACTACTGACGTAGATAATTCCACAGAAGTTATCAAAGAGGCTTCTAAACATTTTAAGCCAGAGTTCCTTAATCGCTTGGACGATATTGTTGTTTTTAATACGTTGGGACTTCCTGAAATCACTCGCATAGTTAAGTTGGAGCTTAAAAATTTAAAGGAAAAACTGTCTCCTTCAGGAGTCAAAGTTAATTTTGCCCCCAAAGTTTGCAACTTTATATCCGATATTGCTTTTGAGAGAAACGATGGAGCGCGACCCATTAAAAAAATTATTAAAGACGAGATAGAAAATAAAATGGCGACGCTGCTCGCCTCCGAAGTAAAAGATATCGCTGTATCTATCAAAAAGCTAGAAATCTCTGTTAACGAAAAAAAAATAAAAACGAAAACCAGTCAATAGTGGACGATACATGAATAACAGTCAAAAAAAATACTCAAAAAGCCCAAGAGGTAAGCTCGCACAAGATAAGGCTAGAAAAAAATATGATGAATCAGATATGGAGAGGCGCAGGGCACAGAAGAGGGATTACATGCGTAGAAAACGAGCGCAAAACCCTAATTATTGCAAGTGGAAATAGGAATTCCAATACTAGCAGTACATTTATGTATTTTAATTTTCTTATTATGGAGAAGGGATAAACTATTATATATAGAGAAGATAGAAACAGCCAGTCTCAAATCTCAAAAAATAGTATCTCAGAAAAAAAGCTCAGAGGTCAGGACAGGGCAGATTGCTGAGCACTTTTCTCCCTTATTAAAAGATTTTAAATATAATCGCAAGCAGGCAAGATTTCTTGCTTCTCCAATTGATTTTATTATCTTTGAAGAAGATGAAATAATATTCATGGAAGTCAAAACGGGCAAAAGCCAGTTGAATAAAAATCAGCGCAGAATAAGAGATCAAGTAAACGAAAAGAAGGTTAGGTGGGAGGTGTTTAGAATTGAATAAAAAACAAACTCAGGCCTCTACTCTCCCTCGTGGAATTGGTCCTCAAATTATACAATTAGGCAAGGAAGGTTTGAGTTATCGGGAAATTTCTCGAACCGTCCCCTGCTCTATTAGCACTGTTAATTACCATTTAGCTGAAGGGGGTAAGCAAAAATGTCATGCTCGGCGAGCCCTGCGCAGAGAGAAAAATACTTTGGCAACGAAGATAGAAAATTTTTTTGGCACGACTCGTAGAATGAAATTTAATTCTGAGATTAAACGTTTTTCGGTGGAGGATTTTATTAAAAAGTTCGGCAAGAATCCAAAATGTTATTTAACGGGACAATCTATAGATTTAAACAATAAACACACTTATAGCCTAGACCATATTACACCTTTGTCTAAGGGTGGAGGCTGTTCTTTAAAGAATTGTGCTCCAGTTATTGCAGAAGCTAACAGGATGAAAGGAGCTCTCGCTTTAAAAGATTTTAAAAAGATTTGCAAGCAGGTTACTAAAAATTTTAAATAGTATAAGGCTTGCCTAAAAGTGGTTTAATATGTGGATCTCCTGCAACTCCACCACTAGCTGTAATTGTTGCAGAGCAGCTCCAATCTATGCTAGAACTACCTGGGTCTACATGGG